GGAGCAGACAATGCGTCTACCGTCCACTCAACGAATGTTGCGGATGCTTTCTGCTTGGAAGCAGAGGAAAGGACTGGAGTTTCTTCAGGAGCGAGGATGGTCAAGACGTCAGTCAAGTCTTCGCGATTGGAAACACCAGAACCAGGATTAGTCGTATCGTATGTATTTGAGAATGCCATTTTATTTTCTAGCTAATTGTTTGGTTCGTAATGAAATGAAGTCATCTTTATTGCCACTTTGTTTAAAGCGTGAAGATAAGTCCTGTAGTACTTTAGACGATTTTCGTTGACCCTGTTCTGGCATAGCAGAAGAAGGAACGGAGCTTTTCGGAGGATTAATCTTGGGCTTACCTGCTTTCTTAGTAGGAGTACTGGGTACAGTCTTACGAGCGTACATACTATCTACTGCGTGAGCAAGCATATATGGAAGTTCTGCTCCTAGCACTGGGTATTGTTTATATACCTTCTGCAAGTCTTTGTTTGCAGCAATGCCAAGGAATGCCTTCCTGGTCTCATTATCCTCTTCCTTCAACCATTCGAATTCCTGGAGGGCTTTAGTACCAAGCTCTTTTTTAAGAGACTCAGCAGTTTCGTTCCTCTGAACTTTCTTTAGTTGATCGGGAAGATAAAGATCCCTAGATTTACGAGCGTTCTTCAAAGCAGATCTTACCTCTGCTTTAGTCATCTTCTTACCATCTAGCTCAGTAACTTCGTCATGAGCGGAGTAATCGTCTGATTCAAATAAAACATCTTCAGCCCATTCGATAATATCACTTATCTCCTTAGCCTTTTCTTGTAATGACTTAATATCCTTAACGTCATCAAACGGATTGTCTTGGACTTCTTCCGTTTCGCGTTTTAAAGGATCTTGTTGTAGTGATTGCTTTACTTTCTCAAGCTCTTCCTCTGCTGCTTTGCGTTTAGCCGTAAGTTCGCCAAAGCGAGCTACAGCTCTACTACCAAGCTTTTCGGCAAGATCTTTAAGCTCATCCTCAGATAAATCATCTAAGTTGTACTGTGAAAGAACATCTTCAGTCTCTTCTTCAGAAGGTTCGTTTTCAGTTTCCTGAATAACTTCTTCTTCGGATTCAACCGCTTCTTCTAGGACTTCTTCCTCTTGAACTTCCTGAGTATCCTCAGCAGGTTCTCCCTGAGTCTGTCCTAAGCGTTGGATGGCAAAATCCTCCGCTGTTATATTTCCGACTGAATTTTGTTCGGTTTCAGCGTCAACCGTGATAACTTCGTTAGACATGATTGTTTCCACTCCTTAACGCCGAGCGATGGCGAAGCCTGATTATAGCACATCTTTTTTGTGCTACAGAACAGATGAAAATTTCTTTTGTAGACCCTGCCAGTCAGTCATTTGCAGAATCTGATCGTAAGTAATTATCCGTCCCGAAAGTTGTTGAAGCTTGTCTGTGTCAGCTTCGTGCATATCAGCTATACACTCTTCTCGAAGAGAGTTAATAAGCTGAATAAATCTTGCAAAATGTTCGTGGTGGGATAGGGTCTTTAGGTCTTCTTCTATGTTCATTGTGCTGCGGATCGCATCATATCTACTAGTCTTTTAGATCTATTCCCCACCTGATGATACCATTCGCTGTCTATCATTTCATCAGCAGCTTTATTGTAATCACCCTCTAAAAGTGCTTCTTTCAGATTTTCAAATTTATTAAGCTTAGTTAATCCTAAATTAAACGCCATGTCTATTAAGATTTTCTGAACAACTGGTGGTTGCCTACCAGCTTGGGGTAGGTACGCATTAGCATCATTAGCTGCTTGTTTAATGGACTCGTTGTACAGCAGCTTTATTTCTTTATCGGAAAGAGTTTTCTTTCCAGAAAGCATATCCTGTACATTAAGCCCTAATGATTCTGCCTTCTTTCGGTTAGAAGGCTCATCTAGGTTAAACCCTATACCTATAGTACGCTTGCCTTTAGTGTCTGTGTACACGCTAGGCTCTACTCCTTCGTGCAAAGAAAGTTGCTCGTACAGTTCTTGATTAAACTTATCCCTTGATCTTTTACGTGCAAAAGCATAACTGTCTTGATTGGCTGGAGGGTTCTCCCTTGGGCGAAGAGAGTTGTACTTCTCTCGCATTAACTGGTTAATCCTGTTGTCGGGCATATTAATGAACAGTATAGAAACAAATATCAGAGCTATCACTGCTGCATATTCTGGGTTTGAGTCTGCCCCATCTGTGCTGGTTGTGTGCCAATCCTACCTATTTGCGCGTTCTGTGCTTGCTGTATAGCAAACTGATATTGTCCAGCGTACTTCTGAAGACGAGCAGCAAAAGCTTCATCTTCTTGCAAACGCTGCTGAATGTCTTGCTGTTGGCTGTACTGTTGAATAACTTGTAGAGCCGCTTGAGCGCCACTTGGACGCGCTGGAACTTCGATACCTGCATAAATTTTAGATAAGTCATCTGTAATATCTTTAAGTAGTTTTTCCTGTGCAACCTCAACGGGTTCAAGAATCCCGTCAGCCAGTACTGGATCAACTGAACCTGCTATCAATGTTAGCAAGTTGTCTACATTTATCCTTCCGTTGCGATCTAACTGTAGAAGGGAAACCATTTGATTTAGTTTATTTTCCTGCTTTTCTGGATCTGTGTTCAGAACATCGTAGCTAATTGTAACGTCGAAGTTCTCATCAGCGTTCCCCTTGTTAAACGTCTGCGGATCAGGTACACCAGTAACCCTAAAGAATATCTGGTCAGGCCCGAACCTTTGGAAGCAACGGTAGCACTGCGATATAACCTCAGCGGAATGGCTAAGAAACTTGTCTACCAAGAACTGCTTCCTGATTTGTGAGATTGGAGATACTTCATCTAGGCCAACAAGCCTATCTGCTTGCTGCTCCATTGTCTTTTCCATCTCAAGTGAACCCTGGTTGTACGGAGGCGTAGGCCCAAAATCTATGTCGCCTTTACGACGATAAGGGACGTACCTTCCTGGCCCCCAGTCCGTAGGAGCCTGTCCTACTGGGTGTAAAATTGGAGGGACGGTGGCAAGGCTATTCCTGTCGATACGGCTATCACGTTCTATCTTGACTTGTTGCTGTATTCCTTTGAGTAGACTTGGGACAGTCATCGTGTCGTACAGTCGCTTGCTGTCTTCAGATAGCTTAGTAACTACTACTGGGTAATCCTCGTAGCCATTAAGCAACTCGAACTTTGCGAACCCAGGAATGTCACCAGCACCACTGAACTCCTTATGGAATACTGTGCAGTATATCCCTTCAGAGCCGTCCTCCTTATCAACTAAACGTTGAAATCCATAAACTATTTCTATTAGCTCTTCGGCTTCGTAAGCATTATCTGTAAGGCTTAATGATCGCCGACCTTCCTGCTCACGCTCGATAGAATCTATATTAACCCCACGGTAACGATCAATAACGTGTTCTACAAAATCTTCGTCCCATCCATCAGTAGCTACTTTGTTTTCTAGCTCCTGTGCTGTGTAGTACGTTTTCCAAAAGCAGTAAGGTGCTCGCTGTGGATCAGTAACATACGGAGGGAAGATAAAGTCCCCGTCAGGGGCCAACGTCTTTACCTCTGGTGCATTTACCTGACGGCGTACAACTGGCAACTCAGCAGACCCAACATCCGCTAGTTCAGCCAGTGCGTTCTTTGCTCGCTTTACTGTAACGCCATCAAACGTACGTTGCAGCATAGCTACCATCTGGTCTTCGTTCTGGCCCGAAAGGATCATCTCAGCTAACTCAGGGCTTACTTGGGCTATCTGGTTAAGGTCTAACCTCTGAAGGAACTTCCTGTCCTCTGAGTGCCATCCTACGTAGCTTATAAGCAGTCCACGCTCTAGCAAGTAATTAGCTCCTAGCTCCATCTCACGATTAAAACGAGAAATGTAACCAGAAGAAATCATCCACTTAAGAAAGTTAGAAACTATCTTAGCTCTTCCTACATCCTGAACCTCTACTGGGAAAGCCCTAATATTAGCCCTAGACAAAGAAGCCATAAACAGGGATACAAGCCTAGTAATTCGCTCATCAATAACATGACTCTCCATGTCAGATGCACCCTCCCATGGGAAAGCATCAGCACCGTGCTTGCGAAGATCTCTGCTCTTCCCAGGCCACCAATTACGGCGCTCGTCATAACTCTCTCTGCACAAATCAAAGTACGCCTCAAGCTCAACCACTGATTGGTCGTAGGCGTACCGAAGGGACTTGATGTCTGGTTCAGCACTAACGTAGGTTAGTGACTCTGAAACTGAATCACTCTGCATAAAATCTGCCTTTAATATCTTCTAGAAGGTGGTTCACGTACCACTTATGAACACCTATTCTATCACACAATTCTGATGGGGGTATATCTTGTTGGTCTTCGCCCTTAATAGTCCTAACAAATATTTCCCAAGCAAGCAGTCTATCCACTTGCTCATCTATAAATGCCTTATCTACAACTAGGTTACGCAACGTATCTGTAGCTTCGTCCTCTAACATCTTCTATCATTTCAATGGTTATTACTTTCCCCTTCATCTTTCCCTTGTATCTTCTAGGGATAACCACAGGTACCTTCATCTTGATCTCGTCTATGTAAGCGAACACATAGCTAGGGTTAGGAGCTTCTGCCAGTACCTTGCCTTTGAAGTGCTTAGGAACGATCTCTTCGATGTACATACAGTCAACTAAAATCTTCTGACCTTCTTCATTTACCCAAGTGTTCCTACCCTTGCCTGTAAGCATTTCGGCAGATAACTTTCGTTTAGCTAGGTTAAGAAACGAATCAAAGCTTGACTCGAACCTATCTGCAATTTTAGTTAGTTTTACTTTAGCCATATCTAATATCCTGATCCTATACGGGTTGTCATCATGTTTCTGGAAAGAACGTGGTCAGGGCCATCGCCTCCATTCGCCATTCGCAAATAACGAATAATGTCGAAGAAGTCCTTTAATGGCTCATCAGCCTTGCCTGAAGCGTTGTAGTTAATTAAAGAGTCTATAAGGTTACCGCAGTCCTCATGTATGTAGCACCTTGGTCTGTTAGCGGAATCTATTGGTACGTTTGGATTGTAGCTAAACCACTCATCTATAGCACTAATGCCTATCTCTTCCATTCTTCCATCTGACGGAATAAAGGTCATGCCGCAATCATCGAACTCAGTGAACAAGTCATCGTTGTCGGAGTTCTCCTTAGCGAAGTACCTACTGTCACCTATACGCTCAAATACCTCTATCTCAATGTCATCCTCTATCTCCTCAAACAGATCAACGTACCCCTGCACGTTGTAACCTATCTTCTTTGATGCTGGCCCATAACGCCACTTAGGATCACCGAACACGGCCCACTCTCCGTAGTAGTCCCTGTCAGGCCACTCCTTCCGAATGTACACATCTCCCTTTTCGTTTACTCCTGCCCATATCGCTACATAATTCCTGGCTCCTGCTGGGTCAACTACCTGATAACAAGTGTACCTGTGCTGATCAGATATGTCAGGAAAGGACATACCGTACTTATTTGGCTCATCGCTCAATACGTTCACCTCAGTGTTAAACAAGGGCAACAAAGAAGTCATGCTCTTAACGGGTATACCGTAAGCACGTACTAGTATCTCTTCTTCTGGTCTGCCTCTAAGGTCTTTAGCTATACGCTCATAACCACCAAAAGGGTTCTCATCTGAGTGCAGGTACACCACTGAGGCATCCCTAGATGGGCTGTACTGCTTAATGGGGACTTCCTTATCTATAAGTACACCAGTACGAGTCTTAAGAGTTTCTACGTCCTTTAAGTACTCTGCCACAAAGGGAGTATAACCATCAATAGGAGTAAAGCCTATGCCCATCTTAGCGTCCCTAGTAGCCAATCGGAACCTAAGGGTATTTACCAATGAAGCATCACCGAGGTACTCATCCAGCCACGCACCTACATTTAACCCCTTAGGATCAGGGAAACCGAACTCAAAGCCCTCTAAGATAGTCTGGTTGTTGCTGTACTGGGTGTACGTCTTGAAGTCTACACGGGTACGGGTATCAGGAAAGATAAAGCTCTTAGCCGTAAACCCGTTCTGCATACTGTAATTAATGTACCCCTCGATGCTCTTGGTCTTCTTCTTGAATTCCTTAGGCATCATTTCCCATATAGCTGCTTGCTGCACCTTAATGGAAGTATCCTCGTTCTGGGAAAAGCATACTAAGTGACCATCATTGCTTTCAGTCACTGCTTCCATTACAATTTTTGCGAACCCAGTAGTCTTACCTGATCTGTTACCACCAAGAACCAAGCACTCGTTGTAATCTTGCAACCCCTCCTTTATTCTTTCCCATCCAGGTAGGTTGAACCCATGACGAATAGGATCGTCCTCAGATGCCTTAATCCTGCTCTCATGAGCCTTGTGTAGCTCTTTAAGAAGATTAAGGTCGTTCTCGTACAGCCAGACAATTTCCTCTGCTGTAGGAGGAGTCAGAAAGGGATGTTCAGTAAACTTAATTATTTGTCCAATCTATTTTCTCTAGCTCTTGCATGGACTTCTTAGCAACTAAGGCTAATAAGACAGCTAGGTTTTCTTGGAAGTGTTCTTCATCCATTTTGTTGAAGACATCGTACTCGAAGCCATCCTCTGTAACCGTAGCAACTAAAACAGATTGCCACCCTGGAGTAATAGTGTCTAAGCACTTATGAACTAAATCAGGGTTATTGTTCATTAAATAATTCTTGTTATGTCGTGCTTAATGGGATCACTCTTAAAAGGTTTCTTTTCAATGGTGGAGGAAGTGGGATTTGCACCCACGTCCGAAGGTGGTGACACTGTGACAGGTGACACTGTGACACCTACTTTCGTCGAATCTATGTTTCCCCCTCTAAATCTACTTTCGTACTCCTTGATGTCCGTATAAAAAGGTTCCTGAGGACGGAATACCCTATTGTAACCTTCGTAAAACTTGTCCCAGTTAGACACCCTGTTTCTATCGCCTTTACCGTTCATCGTCTAAATCTATTACCTGTGCTTCCTTCATTTTGTTCTTAGCCTTTTCCATAAGCTCCCTGTAGTCCTCATCAGTGTAAACCTTTTCCTCACGATTAATACTTGTAGCTTCACCCCTAGCCAATAAAGCTTCCCTAGCTGAGTTAGCCTTAGCTATACTAATATCCTTAATATCCTTAAAGGTAGGCTTAATCTCACCTGACTCCATGTCCTCACGTACCTTCTGAACCATATCTTCCTCTAAGGAACTAATATGCAGATAAGAATAAGATGCTAATTGACCACCTAACTCTCTCCACTTACCTAAGTGATCAGCGTAAGTAGCTAGTACCCTAACAATAGTATTCCTCTTAAACCCGTACTTGCGTACTAACTGAGTCTGAGTCTTACCACTAGCACTAAGAAACAGTATCTTAGCTGCCTTTTCAGGATCGTATCTTTCTAATGCCTTAACACCATCAAGCTCAGAACTCTTAACGAACTCCTTGATCTTTTCATCTATGTCAGATAAAAGCTTTTCCTTGATTAATTCTTGCTGCACATTATCCTTATTGCACATTATTATAATTATGTCAAGCAATACGTACCGTAAACCCCTTGAGTGCAACAATTTTTAAAGGGGTAGTTTATGATAATACACGTGCGACGCGAATCGCTAGATAACCCCCTCCCCCCAGTCGGATTATAGCATAACGCTTTTAACTTGTCAAGCGATTTTTTCAACTATTTTTCGTCGGTCTTGCAAATATCAGATTCTCTCATCGAGTCAATCTTTATTTCGACCTTTGCGGATATATTTTCACCCTCTTTTACTGGTAACCTTTGAATACCCTTTTCAGCTTACCAGATGCCCCTTAAATCCATTTTTCCCCCTTACTGGTATCCTAGTATCTAAAACTCTTGAAAACGATTTTTCACTTTTTCGCTTGACTTTGTTTTCCAAGTATACTATATGCCCAAAATTTTGTCAAATGGTGCATAAAAACTTTTTTTCACTTTTTCGAAAAAATCGCTTGACTCTACTTTTCTGGTATCCCTTAGTGGTTCTCGTTCTTTGAATTTTGCGGGTTTAGCCGATAGCGCCTAGTGTCTAGGAATGCATCGGAGGCCATAACGGGAATTACCCGT